TGATTTAGTATTATTTGCATAAGCGAACATACCTCTCCACTGTACTGCCTGGGGTAGGTCAGCAACAGAGTCGAAGTCAAAACGCATCTTACTGCCTTGACCAGGAACTGTAACAATACCAGTGATAGAATTGATGTTCTCGATGGTAATAGATGGATTACCAGTCAAGTTTCTTGCTACTGTAGAAATTCCAGCAGAAGTTGCATAACCAGCTAGTGTAGAAACTCCAGCTGTTACTGCATAAGTAGATACACCTGCCAGTTTTGCATACTCAGCAACACCTGCATTGGTTGCAACACCAGAAGCACCCGAGTAGGTTACGATTCCTGCGGTTGTTGCAAACGTTGCGATACCTGCCAGAGGTGCATACGTTGCTACACCTGCAGTTGTCGCATTGTCTGCGAGTGTTGCAATACCAGCGACTGGTGCATAGGTTGCTATTCCTGCAACAGTTGCATACGAAACGTAATCTGCAACATTAATATCTACACTACCTTGGAAAACGTTACTGACGTTTAGTCTGTCTCCGAAGTTTAGAGTTTCAGCTACACCTCTTTGTACTCCGTTATCTTTTAGGATAACGCCTGATCCCGTTGCAGTAACGCCAGTAAGTCCAGATCCATCACCAACGAATGTACCCGTTGTGATACCTTGTAGTAATGAGTTGCCGACTACATGTAGTTGAGATGTGGGCAACTCGGTTCCAATACCTACATACTTACTTGTACTAATTCCGTATGTACTTGCTTTAGACCATGTACCGCCAGCACCTGCTCCTGGAGACAGGTTATTTCCATCACCAAAAGCATCGTAAATCTCTTGGAAGTTGGCGTTTACTTTTACAGCACCTGATGCGAGGGAATCTCCCAGACCATCATTCGGCGTAAATCCAGTGAAAATTCCCTGTCTAGCCATTTAAGTTCTTATGATAAGGTCCCTTTCTTCTATTTATTGATCTAATAAATACGTATGTAGGAGTATGATTTTAACATGAACCACGATATAGGAAAAGGTTTATCCGAGGCATACAAGACTTTATATTCCACAGTGGAGAACGCTGATGGTGAATCTTTTGTTGAGGTTCAAGATTTTGTTATTGAGAAAGGAATGTCCACAGATTCTATGGACTCTGTTCTTAAAAACAATAAGTACTCTTCCAAAGAACTTTTCAACATGAGCAAGAAGTCTACCAAGGAGGGTAGACATGGGGAGGCTCATTCTTTATATAAGGAGTTTAAAAGAAAGAAGTCCGTGGGAGAGTCCATGGAGTGTCCTGTATGTGGTTGTGACCCCTGTCAGTGCCTAGAGGGAACTATTACTGAGAAAGCAGTCAGTAAAGCCCAACAGAGATTCATGGGTATGGTCTACGCTACAAAGAAAGGTAAGACTGCACCATCACCTGAAGTTGCAGCAGCTGCTGCATCGATGACTAAGAAGGATGCAAAAGATTTTGCTGGTACAAAACATGACAAGTTACCAGAGAAGAAGGGTAGATATAGAGAACAGTACGAGAATTATAAGGAAGATCTTCTGGAATACCATCTAGAGAAGTATGAATCCTGGATTGAGTCTTTGCACGAACAGGGATATGATATTTCTAAGTGGGAGAAAGAAGAGTTAGTAGATACTTATATTAAGGAAAACAATCTGTGGTCTTCCGCAAATACTATTAAGGAAGCAACTCGCGCTGCTAAGGAAGGTAAGAAAGATGAACACCGTGTAGGTGTTGAGATTCGTGCTAAGCAGGCTTCCAAGTCTCTTGAGGCAAAGAAAGAACGCCAGAAAGTTCTTGATAAGCACGAGAAGAAGACTGGTACTAAACTGGATATCAGTAAGAGTCCTGAGGGAAAATCACACGCTAAAAACTTCCCTGGTTCTCGTCAAAAGAAAAAGGTAAAAGGTGCTAAGGAAACTCCTTTAGAGACTCATAACAGAAGAGTTGGTCGCGATACTCTTAGAAAACTTAAGCATGGTAAGACTTCTAAAGAGAAGAAGTATGATGCAGCGATGGCAAAACATACTTCGAGATTCGACTAAGGATTGACACGGGTCTAAAATCTCGGTAAACTAACTCTGCCAGGGTTCAAAGGGAAGCTCATATATATCTTAGTGTATTAATGAGTTACATTGAATGACGACACTAAGAGAGCGAATGAGAGCGCGGGGGGAACTACTCCTGAAACATGCTCCTATACTAACCCTTGGATGTACAATGGTAAGTGCTTTGAGTCTGACGATATTGGCGGGCTCTACGGCTTTGTTTACTGTATTACGAATCTCAGAAATGGGAAGAAGTACATCGGTAGAAAATACTTCTGGCAGTTTCGAAAGCCTAGAAATAAAAATCGGAGAGTTAAGTCTGAAAGCGACTGGAAGAACTACTATGGAAGTTCTGACAATCTTAAAGAAGACATCGCTGCCATTGGCAGGGAGAACTTTAGAAGGGAAATTCTCTCAGTCCACACCACTAAGGGATTTGTAAACTACGAAGAGACCCGTCAGCTTTTCATGAACAACGTCCTCACTGAGGCTCTTGACAACGGGGAACCTGCTTACTATAATAACAACGTTCTCAGTCGTTACTTCAGGAAGGATTACTTCAATGGAACACTACATGACTCATGAAGATATGGTTAGGGACTATTTGGTTGATCGCTTGCATGAATTGGTCAATGATGGTAGGATCGCTGATGCGGTAGCCATGTATGAAGAATACCGTAGTGTTTTCAATGGAACTGATACACATTTGAGCCGTAGGAGGAGTTAAATTCCTGTAACGGATGTTGAGTTCAATTAATTAAATGTTCAAAAAACTTCTGCCACTTTTGTTGGCTTCATCTGTTCCCGCTGCTTGTGCTTATCCACTAATCAGTGAGATCAAAAACCCTCCTCCCGTTGATGTAAGTGTCAATGAAGAGAAGGCGGTGCCAATTAAAGTGGTTCCGAAGACTTGGACGTGCCCAGGATGTAATACCAATGAGAAATATGTCCTGGAAAAACTCCAAGAGAAGACCAGAATCTCAGATCGCAATGCCCTTGCAACGATCATGGGAAACATTAAGTCTGAAAGCAACTTCCATCCCAACATTTGCGAAGGAGGGGCTAGAGTTCCTTACGACCGTTGCTATAGCGGGGGTTATGGTCTTATTCAGTGGACCAGTGTAGGACGTTACAGGAACCTTGGTGTTTTTGCCAAACGTTATGGGTATGACCCTTCTACACTTGAAGGTCAGACAGCATACATGATTAACGAATCTGTATTCCAACGCTACCTCCCTGAATTTGAAGGTCCTGGTAAGACAGTCGATCAATACATGGTTGCTGCTTACTACTGGTTGGGTTGGGGTATCAAAGGGTATCGTCAGCAATATGCATACGATTATACCAAAAAGTTAGTCCTGGCCTAAATACTGTTGGTGCGGTAGAACACCCGTAGAGCAAAAAAATCGTTTATCCTATCTACACAAATTGTATAGCCGCACCTAATTTTTATGAGACCCTCAAGTGAATTCAAACCTGGGGGTCTCCCAGTAACTTCAGTAAACATTCTAAGATTGTTAAGTGAGCTAGAAGGATCTTATCAACTCACTAAGTACATGGGTTTCTATGAAGACATGGAAGTCCTTGACAACCTAAAAAAGAAGTACTATAGTAAGTACGTCAAACTTAATAAAGAAGAAAAGGGTAGGTGTCCGAGTGGTTAATGGAGGTGGACTGTAAATCCACTGGCTCTGCCTACGGGGGTTCAAATCCCTCCCTGCCCACCTTGGAGAGTTGGCCGAGTGGACGATGGCGCAGCACTGGAAATGCTGTAAGGGGGCAACCCCTTCGAGAGTTCGAATCTCTCACTCTCCGTTGACATATTTTTCTATACTATAGTATAATATGTCTAAACCAGGGAGATTAACTCAGCGGTAGAGTGGTTGCCTTACAAGCAATAAGTCACTGGTTCGAATCCAGTATTTCCCATATATAAGTTATGACTGTACCTTTTTTTATTGAAGAACCAATCACCTGGAAGAAGATTCAGGTCCCCTACGATATCGTTCGGTATTGTGATGCTTTCACTCTTGATGCCGATAGAGAAGATCTTCGATATATAGATTGTGTATGGATGCACATGGGTTACTATGGTGTACCTAAACATGTGATGAAAGCAGTACGAGACGAATGGAATCCGCCAGTTGTTCCTGTATTTGAATGATGTCCCATAATCACAACTATGAACCTATGCCTGCCTGGGTTGCCTGGGCAGGTGTAGGATTGATGATGTTCACCGTCATCATCTTTGTTGTGTTTACTCTTAGTGTAATGTACTTTGGATAACATGGAGCACTTATTTGTTTTTGCATTTGCTCTGTTGTTGACTACAGCAATGGAAGCAACTTTTCCCGTTAAGAAACCTAAATGATGAACCACGCTGACCACTCAACCTTTGAACACCTTATTCATATGTTTCTTTGCTGTCTTGCTGGTCTAGGTATCGGCACCCTAGCAGTCTGGGGATATCAAAAAATTAAAGAATCTAAGAATCACAACCCGTGATACATACGCATCGATCTAAAAAACTTAATAGGATAATGAGATGCAAAAAGTACGATGCAAAGAATGTAACCAAGAGTTTAATGTAACCACTAAATTTTTTTGTTGTGGTTGCCCAAACATGATGACCGTAAATGAAGACAAGGTTTCCGCCAACGATCTGAGTAAAGTTGTATGGAGTAAATCTAAAAACATTATAAAAAATGATGGTATCCTGACAAAAGATGACCTAAAATACCAGGAAGAACGGCGTAAACGCAAAGTTCGAAAACTCAACTTTGAAATCAGATGATCAACCTCCATCAACGTTACAACCACTATCTGAACACTGGATTGATCCTTAACGATCATGACATTAATGAAAGGATTATTGCCTACGGATGGAACGATGATGGTAAAGACATTGTTGGATTCTATGTCTTGACAGAAACCAAAGAGTTGTCTTATACTAAAGATGGTTCACTTATCGGTATTGAAAACCGTAAAGTGAGTCAAAAAACTTATGCTGCGTAAAGGCATATATACTCCTATAGTTTGCGTTATTAATTTTTAACAATGATCAGGCCCACTTTTCAAACAAGAGTTGTTCCCAACCACCTTTCTTTCCAGTATAGAGAAGATGGTGAGTGGGTAACTAAAACAGCCCAAGATCTCTTTGCTGGCAAAAAAGTAATTGTGTTTGCACTCCCAGGTGCATTTACTCCTACCTGTTCTTCCTTCCAACTTCCTGGATTCGAAAAGAACTTTGCCAAACTTAAGAAGGCTGCAAACTTGGATGATATTTATTGTCTGAGTGTTAATGACGCTTTCGTTATGGATGCTTGGTTCAAAGACCAAAAGATCAAAAAAGTAAAACATATTCCTGATGGGAATCTGGATTGGACTCGTTGGGCAGATATGCTTGTAAGTAAAGTCAATCTTGGTTTTGGACTTAGGTCCTGGCGATATGCGGTTATCATTGATGATATGGTAACCTCTCAGTGGTTTATTGAAGATGGAAAAACGGATCGTGCCGAAGATGATCCTTACGAAGCCTCTTCTCCCGAAAATATTCTAGAGTATCTCGGATCATAAATGAAACACCTCATCACTCCGCTGATGAATTTGGTTCATGCACATCCCGCAGCATTTGGTACTGTTGCGGGTGTGTCCCTTCTTTTCCCGTTTGCTTTCTTTATCTGGGACAGTGCAAAACACCCAGAAAAATATAAAGAACATTGACGGAATGTAGCTCAGCTTGGTAGAGCACTCGCTTTGGGAGCGAGGGGCCGTAGGTTCGAATCCTATCATTCCGATTTCCTAATCTTTTTCGATGGAAAAAATTACTCTCGAATACTTGGAATCGAATTTTGAGAACATCATGGACAGGTGTGAACAGGGACAATCCTTCCACATCATGACACCTGATGGGAAGGACGTGGTGTTGGTGCCTCAAAGTGAGGTTCTTGCACCACTAATTAGTCAAGGCATTGTTCATCCTTATGAACTGGAACAAAGTGCCAATCATGATGATGGTGATGATTATGACTGGTCAATGTACACGGATCACATGGAGGGGTCTTGACTTAAACGACCTCTCACCCTATAATACTTCAGTAAACATTCAAGGAAAATGTCCGTCACAACTAAGTTCAAGAAAGACATCGAAACTCTTCGTCTCGCTGCAAGTGGTGAAATCTATCTTGACGTAAAGAATCCGAAACTTTACAAAAAGGTTGTTCGTTATTATCAAAACGAAGGCATCGAATTCTCTGGTGAACCTTTAGATGATTATGAAATCTTCATGGACTGTCTCGCACAAGATTTTCAAACCACAGAGGTTGCATGAAAATCATT